CTTGAGTGCCAGTAGGTAGTCCTGCGTACTCAGGGTTATCGATAATTGGCAATGCGGTGTTTGGCTGTGGGAAGCCCATCTTGCGGAACTCAGGCTTCTCTAGCACCTGCAGGAATCGCTTACGGTGAGCGCCTGCGCCTTTCATGGTGTGATCGCCTAAGCCTTTCAGCTGCTCTAGCGCTTCATCTGATTCCAGGCCAACCCACTTCTTATCAGTTTTACGCATCTCAGCATCAAATGCTTTGATAGAATCTTTAGATGGCATGTTGTCTTTAACGAGCTTCAGCATCATCTCAGCGACTGGCACGCTGAATCGTGATGACTCTTCACCCATAAGAACACTGCTTGCAGCTGATGGCATATCAGTCAGGTTCTCAGTAGCTATGGCTTTGCGATGCGCCTTGTTGGCGATACCAGACATACCAGTATCAGACCCCATAGACATCCAACCAATGAGTTCTTCAGCGTTCTTTGGTGTGAACTTAGTGCCAGACTGGACCTTTGTACCCATCTGAGTACCGAGGAATCGATCAACAACACCCAGGTCACTGCGATCGGTCTTATAGTTAACCAATGCGTGGCCAGCGAAGTCTTCTGGCTTTACGATCTGGTGCTGTACGTTTTCTGGTACATATACACTTTCAAAGCCTTCGTCTGCAGCTTTAGCAACCATCTCGCGATAGTGCTTCTTCTTCATTAGGCTGCTGAACTCTTCCTGAGCGTTCTTAATCGCCCTGGGTGATGCAGCCATGTCAGGCTTGAGTAAGCCTAACTTGATGAGCTTAACGACTTCTTCAACGACTGGGTTAGACATACATATCGCCTAATGCGCCAAGGATGCCCTGTGGCTGTTCTGTCTTACCGTACTTCTTCATGCCTTCGGTTTTGATCTTCTCGATCATCTCGTCGGTCAATGGTAAGTATAAACGCTCTACCTCTTCATCACCGTAGTACATCTTACGCATCTCAGGCTTAACGCCGTACTGCTTACCGATATCCTTCAGGACAGACGGTAGCTTCTGATCGTAGTTTCTACGAAGACCATTCTCTATTCTTGCATCACCCATGACGTTTTCTTTCATGATCATGTCATCGCCGCTAGGTAATGTGATGCCGCTTGCGCCTTCATCGATAGCACGCTTGATAGCCTGCTTGATGCCGAACTTCTGCCACTCACCTTTTTGCATTGGCGCTTCAGGTGGAGCTAGATTTACGTTACGAACAGCTATCTGTTTATCTGCAGCTGCTTCTAGCAAGTCTTCTAAGTTGTCTGGAGCGCCATTTGGGAATGCTGCCTTGATGCCACTATACATCACGTTGAATGTCTTATCGCCTTGACTATCAATCTCAATATTTGCTACCTGATACTTCCTGTCATCTGGTGAATGATAGAACACACGAGAGTCAATACCATCAACCATATCCATGGTATCTGTTTCAAAGTTACCTTTTGGAGCCAAATCGGTCAGTGCTCTGTTTGCTTTCTCAGATTGCTCTACAGCATTAAGGAAATTCTCATCGCTAAAGTAAGTGCCAAGCTTGCCTGCCTCTTGGTGCCAGTCAGACTGCAGCTCTTCAACGTGTACCGCAAAGCTACCGTCATCTAACTCACGGTGCGAGCTTCGTAGGTGAATCATTGGATTCTGAACGCCTGGCCAATGACTTTCATGCTTGTAGGATACTCCAGGCTCTTTTCCACGAGCTGGAAGAGTAATTACATCTTCTTTGTAAGTGCTTAGATCAAGACCTGGGTCAGTAACGCCAGAATGTTTAGTAGTATCCGAGCCTTCAATGCGGCGCTGATTAATAGCCTGAAGCACTTCATCCATATTTCTTGGCGGTTGCATTATCTGAGCTAAACCTTGATCTAACAAATGCTGTGGCGTCGTACCAACTGTTAGAGGAATCCTTCGGTCGCCAGCATGCTCATAGGTTCTATACACTGAGCGATCATGAGTAGGCTCAACTTGATAACGAATTCCACTAACAGGCTCAGTAAAGTCTAGCTGCATGGGTGGGTTTTCAAGTGATCTCAACTCATCTGTCATGCCAAAAGCATCACTAGGCACTGGTTGCAACGGTGGTAATGACTCAAGAGGTGGGTATGTCGCTGTTTCATAGCGAGTCACGCCAATAGGCTCACGAGCCTGGTCCAAGTACTCAGCTATGTCGCGTTGCGTTACAGAGCCACCTTGCTCAGCCAGCCAGCGATCGAGGCCAGTATCTTGTATCTCAGCACGCTTAACGCCTGCATTCATACCCATCAGAGCCTTCTCGACCTGGTTAGCCTGCATCTTGTTCTGACGCATATTCATCACAGCTTCATCTAGCTTAGAGACTGTGCCTGTAACTGGATCAACTGGCGCTTGTTTAGCACCACCTGTTATTAGGTCCCAGAGAGAATCGAAACGTGCCATGGATTATTCCAAATAATAATTACTGGAATTATGCCACCCCTTTCATGCCACGTCTAATAGGTTCAGCCCAGGAGTTAGAGATAGGCGAGTAGCCCACAGCAAAGTATCTGAATGCGTCTGCGCCGTGTGATGCCCAGTCGTGCTTAGGCCGGCCATTCCAAGACTTGTTGTTCTCGTTGTACTCACGGTGATACTGACGTAAGCAATCGATACCACGCTCTGTCTTCTCAGCATCGAACCAACACCGTGGAAGAATAGACCTGACAGCCTGTATGCCGTCATCTACTCCTAACTTTGGCGCTATCGTAATGGGTCGAATACCGAGGTTGTCGAGCGTCTCTATCCGGCTTTTACCAGAGCCTAGCTCTTTAACCTGTACGTCGTGCGGAAGGATATGCTCAGAGTAGACATAGCCTTTCTCTTGCAGGACACGAGCGTAATGGTCTAATCCGACGCCGTTATTCTCGTAGTAATCTATAACGCGCAGCTCTGCCCCAGAAATTTGCCAGAATACGATTGATGTACTATCACCGATTCCAAGGTCCCAAGAAGTTACTACACCCAGGCTAGGCTCATAAGGCACAAAGCCAATGCGGCCAGAAGACTTAGCATCTCGCATCTCGATCGCATAATATGCGCCCTCGTTATGCGTCAAATAATCACCGAGCCATATGTGATCGTAAGCCTCAGGTCGCTTCTCTTTGTCTAGCAGGCGCTCTTGATCAAGAACGTCAGGGAACCATGGGTTGTCCATGTAGTTCATCTCGACGATCTTGGCGCCACCTGGCGGATCTTGGCGGAATCGCTTATGAGTTGCAGATTCTTTTGACTCAGGGTTCCAGGTGACCCAGATTTCAGAGTCATGCTCACGCACTGTAGGTATGAGCTTCTGCCAGGCGGTGTCAGAGACTGTCTCAGCCTCATCGACCCAGGCCAGCAAGATACGGGCCTTAGACTTGATTGAGTCCAGATTGCGACGTAAGCCTGCGAACACATACGAGATGCGCCCATCCTTACTACGAATATATTTCTCCCCCACTTCGTAGTAATCAGCCAGCCAATCGACCTCGCTGATCGCAGCCTTGATCTCTTCCAGTGACGAATCATCCAGAGAGTTCATGAACTCACGACCACAGAGGATCTGGCCGGTCTTACCTTCCATCCCCCATTGGTAGCCACGAACTGCAGTCATTAGCGCAAACGTGCGCGTCTTGCCTGATCCACGGCCACCGTAAGCACCACGGTAACGAGTCTTACCCTGGAATACAGGTACGAGCTTATTCGGTATCTTCAGCTGAGCTTTCATTGGTGACCCCAACCAACTCGATGATAGTAGGCTTCATAGAGCCGTCTGAGCTTGTAACGTCTTGTGCGACCTTATCTGAGTAGTCGTGCTTGGCCAGTACTAGCTTAGTAATAGCAGCGTTAAACTCGCCTGTGATGCCGTTAGCGAGCAGTACGCGCTCTTGCTTCACATTAATACTGTCTAACATGTCCGAAAAGTAAACATTCTCGTCAGCCCATTTGTACAATGTACTACGGGAAATCCCTAACTCATCAGCTAAACCGGCAGCACTCGGGAAAGCGTCGCCGTAGTTCGTATAGTTCTTTAAATAGTCGGCAGCCTTCTCGACCAACTCATCGGTCAGCTTTGAAGGTCTACCCATTTTGGGGCTTATCGTCCCCATATTGGGGCTATCTGCTTGTGCCATTGTTAGCGTCCAAACGTAATGATAGCCCCTAGTTTACTACATTACTTGACGTTGTAGTAGTACGGACGATCTTCTGTGTTACCACCAAAGATGTTTTGCATCATACCGTCGCCTTTGAAGTCGCCAGTAGTGTTAGCAGATGCTGAGAAGTTCATGCCGAAAGTCGCTACGCCACGACCTGTAGCATTAGCAGTAGAC